TCCCTGAGTTCGTCCAGTGTCATTTCTTCCCCTTTCGCTGCTTCTCGATCCACAGTTGGCGGATCTGGTTGTAGTGCTTGCTTGTCACCACGACGATGCCGGTCTTGCGTCCAAACGGCTTTCCGCTCGCACCGGTCAGACGCACGCCGCCGTCCTCAATCTCGCCCGCCGTCATGTAGAACGCCCGGCCCGGTGTCCATACGTCACGTTTTGCCACGCTTGCCTCCGTTGATCGAATCCACTATTGACTCCTTCAAAGCCGCACGCCCCGCACGGTCAGATACGAGCGTTGTATCGCACCACGCCTCAACCAACCCCACACACCTCTCCCGCTCGGCCTTCACGGCTCGGCGGATGGCTGCCGCACGCGACTTGCGTTCGATTGCCGCGAGTGCATCTTCCTCGCTGGTCGTCCACTGTCGCATCTTCTCGCTCATGGCTTCCCCTTATTGGCCGCGTTCTCTTTCCGTATGCAATCCTCAATCGCCTCACGCCGCGTTGCTCCAAATCCGGCGATGCTCTCTTGAAAGTTGATGAAGTCGTTACGGTGGGCACACCACGCATCGCCATCCATTTCCAGAACGAATGGCTTCCCCTCAAACTTCGCAGGGTCTGTAACTTCAAACGCCTTCGGCAGACCAGAGAAATCAACGCTTCCGCCACTCATCACGTTGATGGTGATTGGTGGTGCAAACTTCGCCGGGTCGATGGCGTGCGTGGAGTCGGTAGCGGCACGCATCGCCGTCAAATACACACCGTCACCAGCAGTCCACGATGCTGAATAAAAGAACCGTTCATTTGTCGGTTCTCCGCCTTTGCACGCACGCCACGCCTTGACCTCCGCCGCCAGAACGTCCGCGCGGGAACGCTCGCGGTTTAGTTCATGCTGCTGTGACTTCATGATGCGGTCCTTGTCGGCGTCACGTTCCTTCAAGTACCTCGCCACGTTCTCCGGCGAGTCGTGAAACTCGCTACCGCTCGGCGTGCATCCTTGGGCTACCAGAACATTCCACTTGTGCAACTTGGCTTCGAGTGCCAATGTGTATGCGTCTTTCATGGCTGCTCCAATCGCTTGAACTCAACCACCCACACCCACTGGTTCGTAGACCATGATCCGGGTCCATTGATGCTCTCCCACAGCAGTTTCCACTGCTCATCGAATCGCATGTTGTCCCATTCGTGCGGAGGCATCTCCGGGAACATCGACGCCACCAAGTTTGAGTCGCCGTAGGTTTCCGGGATTCCTTCTGCTCGCACATCGGCAAGCGTGATCTCCTGCAACCGCTCCACCCGCACGCCGATCACTTCGAGCGTGATGCGGCTGGCCCAGCGGGGCATGTGGATTGAGGGACGCCAGCGTTTGATTTTGCACCACTGTGATTCATCGACCATCTTGCCAACGCCGCACAGATCGCCATCGCCGCCGTCTTTTGCCAGCAGGTAGTTCGCCGAATCATCGGCTGCGTACACCATCACCGCGGCCCCGCGTGCGTCGGTCGTGTGCTGGAATGCCTCCCTCACCCACAGCCGATCGCCGGGGACGCCGAAGGGGCAACATGACAACAACTCATCCACCGTCGGGTGCACCGGGTTGGCATGGTCCCATTGGAATGGGGAGGCATACACGGCCTGCCGTTCCTCGCGGGACAGGTCGCCACCAGGCACCAAGCGGAACACTTGCCCATGCTTCACTACTCGCCTCGTCTGCGACTTGCGGCCGCCGAGGATCGCCTTCACCATCGTGGCCGAGAACAAGATTGGTCGCTCTTTCATGGCTGCTCCTGCTGCTGAATGATCTGCGACACATCCACCCGCCACACGCCAAGCATCGCACCGCTGCCGTGGAACAGATCGGTAATGGTGTCGTTCTTCCGTACGTCTGCGTTAAGCAGTCGCACAATCCACTGCGCGAACCCCGCTGGCTTCGCTCCCTGAAAGCCCTTCCTCATGGCGATGTTCTCGCTGTGCCAGTCGTGCCAAGTTTCGTCGGCCCGCGTGCGAATCCTGCCGCCGCGGAACAGAACCGGCTCCCACCCGTAAGCGGGCTTGACGTTGGGGCGGAACGCGCAGAACGGCTTTACCCACGCGGCAATCCGCACATCGGGCGGGCACATCGGCAACAGCACGCGAAGGCTTGGCGAACTGCATGACATTGCCCACCCGTCCGGGTATTCCGTCTGCATCCGCTCGATGAGTTCCGCGTGAGTCTCGGGCTTGTCCCACTCGGAACGCTTGTACATCTTCGCACCCATGCCCAAGTACGGCGGATCTGCGTATGCGAATCTCATGGCTTCACCTCAAACTTCGCCGGGTCGAGGGCGTGCGTGCGGTCGGTGTTCCACGTTGCCTCATCGAGAGCCTTGCAAGCGTGCCAGTGTTCCAGCGACGATGCGTTGTCGTCACACTTGGTACGCTGCCACACTCGATACGCACGAACCTCCGCCGCCAGAACGTCCGCGCGGGAACGCTCGCGGGCAAGTTTCCGTTCAGCATCCTCGCTGTCCATTGCCGCACGGTTGCCAATGACACCAACGTCATTCAACAGACGGGCGTTCTCGCTGGCAACGAACGCATAGCCGCGTCGCAGTTCGTCGGCGTCAGCCGTAAACCGCACCACATCCGCCCGTGCCGCCGCCTCGCGGTCAATGATCGTCTGCACCATCGCCTTCGGGTTGCCAGCATCCCACACCGTCCCATGCGGCACAGCAAGCATCACGGCCATATGCCAATCTCCGCACAGTGATTGTGATTGACGCAGAATCGTGTGCATCGCGGCCAAGTCGTCACGTTCGCCTTGCAGTTCTGCCGTGAGCCTGACCACATCCGCCCGGTACGCTGCCTCGCGGGCCTGAGATGCGGCGATGGAGTTACGCAGAGATTCGACCGTCTCCGTCAGATTCCACACATCCGCCCGCGTTGAGTCGAGTTCGTCGATGAGCTTCGCCTTCGCCGTGTAGAGTGTGGCACAATCCGCCCGTGCCGCGTCAAGTGCTACCCGCAACTCATGGGCGTTCAGGCATCCGCTGCCAGCACACGCCGCGATGATGCTGTTGACAAGCGAGTCGGAACGGTCGTCCTCGTTGTCGCGGTCGGAAAGTTCTTGGCGTGCCGCGTCCAGTTGCTGCTTCAGACTTTCAATCGTCGCCGCTGTTGCTGTGTCCATTAGGTGGCCTCCAGTTCGTACAGTGCCTTCCGCAGTTCTTCCAGCCGCGTAGCACACTCGGACAGCATGTTCGGATACAGCACCTCGTCATGCTGCTCGTTGTGTGCCACTTCGAGGATGTACGACAGTTGGTCGAGTGACTTCTGAGCCGCCTCCGCGACTTTCAGCAGGGCTGGCGTTGCCGTGTACATCGCCTCTGAGAACACTTTGACACGATCACAATACTCATCCACACTACACGCCGGATCGTTCTTTGCGTCCTGCATTGCCTTCAATCGGTCGATGGTGTTCACAGTCCACGCTCCTTCTTCATCGTCGTCGCCTTCGGACCCTGCGGACCACTCGCCAACGCGGCGAGCACCGCCTCGCATGACCGCTCACGCATGTACACATCGCGATGCCCGTTGAGATACCGCCCGAGCAGCGAAGGGTTCACGCCACGTACCCGCTTGGACAAGTCGGCCTTGCTCATCGCGGACTTCGCCCACGCGTCCAGAATCACCTGCTGAAATACCCGTTTCGTCTTTGCCATTGTCATAGAGTGTACGCTACCTTGCAATGTAGAGTCAAACCATCCGCTCGATTTTGATGTCGGCACCCGGAATGCCGTCACGGGCCGCGTACATCTTGCTGGCCACCTGATATACCACTTGGGAATCATCGTGCCACGCAATGCCCTTCAAGGCGTCTTCGGTTGACCGCATGAGCTTGGTGGTATCTGGCTTCGTCGTCGGATACGCCGGGGCTGACGGCTTCAAAGTACCATCCTTGCGATAGTGTCCCTTTGGACGCGGCATTCTGAACACCACGACAAAGCACAGAGGACCAGATGACATGAATACATCTGCCTGAATAGCAGCCCACATCACAGAGTCACGCCACCCCTTGGTACGTTTGCAATCCTCGATGATGCGACCGCCGCCGATGTGTCGCTTCGATCCGCCAGGTGCGGGCACGCCCGGTACGAAAAACTCCATCACGCCACCGCCATTCGTACCACCCGTGCGGGTGTCGGCTTCACGGTCAGCCGGTTCAGTGCCGTTATAACCGTGCTGTGGTTGGTGTTGAACACGCGGGCGATTTCGGGGAAGCTCAGCCCGGCCTCCCGCATGAGTGCCATCACCTTCAACCGTGCTTCATGCCTCCCCTGCCCATGGAGCAGCCCGCCGCGTTCGCTGCGTTCTGTGATCCATGCCAGCTCGCACCCGACGCGGACGCACGCCCGAGCCGCCACCATAGCCCACGGGTCCGGCTCTGTGCCGAGCGACTTGGCCGCGATAGCCAAACGCTGCTCGAATGGGTGTGCGTTCTCTTGTGCGTGGATGCGGTCGATGCGGGCTTGCACCCTTGCCACGATTGGCCCCATCTGGTCGTACTTGCGGTTCGCCGCGAGCATGTTGTGCAGGTCTTCGTTTGTCATTTGTCCCCCAACACTTTGAACTCGCACGCCCACACCCAGAAGCCTTCCGCGTCCGCGTACTGCCCGAACGGTTCCTTTGCAAACATCTGGCCCGGGCTCTCGTATCCCATCGCTAACGCCTCCGCATCAGAAACGCCGTACGTCAGATTCAACAGCCTTACACGCACAACTTCAAGAATGATGTTTGTGGCGTGTCCGATGGCGTGAATGCTCAAACGGTCGCCCGGCTCTCCGTACGGGCACGGCTTGTCTGTCACGCCCGTAACGTCGTCGCATGTGATGACAACGGCATCACGCTCCAATGTCATAGCCATTGTCTTGCGTCGTTCGCAAATGGCATCCACGCTCCAACGGTCAAAAAGAATCGGTGTCGTCTTCACGGTTGCTCCAGTTTCAGTTCCCAAGGGTCTGACGGGTCGAATAGTGCCGCGGCGGTCGTCTTTCCTTCCGCGATGCGGCGCAACGCTTCACGCTTCCAAGTGTCGCCGTTGGTGTAGATCCTCCGGCGTGCTGCCGTTTCGCTCTCCGCGTAGTGCTGTTGCACGCAGCGGATGAGCGTCATGCCGTGCGGTTCTGTCATCGCAGCAGCCTCCAAGGTGTCATCCATCGCCCCGTCACGCGGCACTTGCGTTTCTCGCACGCACACGCCTTGCCATTCGTCACAAACTTCTGCAATGACTTCGCCACCCGAAGATGCCGAAGCCCGCACTTCACGGCCAGTTCCTGCGTCGTGCTTTCCGGGTTGTCGCCCAAGCACGCCCACACGGTGTCGGCCAACGTCGGTCCGAGAAACGTTCTCATTCGTTTGCCTCCTTCGCATACAACATCGCATTTGCCGCACATTCCAGCGGGCACTCGCCCGTACAGATTGTGCCGTTCCCGTATTGTGCCCACCACCACACGCCGCAGTCTACTAGTTCGTTTGGAAGTTTGGTTCCCGGCTCCAAGTAGTGCCGCCAGTGCTGGCGTTTGGTGGTCCACACTTTCAGGCCGTCTCCGGTCGGCCTATGAACTTCCTTCTGCTCGAACAGATTCATCCGGCTCCTTTCACTCTGACCACCACCGCTGTCACCTCCCATACTGCCGCGTTGCGTCCGCTACGGGTCGCACGCCGCTTGCCAGTGTCACGGATCAGGCCCATTCTGGCCAACTCATTCACGCGTGGATTCACGCTCTGGATAGGCCAACCAAGCACCTCGCCGACTTGCTCCTGCGTCATGGGTCCGTGCGTGCGGAGTGCATCGAGCACCGCAAGCCGCCGGCCAGTGACGACGTTGCGGACGGATTCTGCCGCGGCGATGCTCGTGGGGGTGCCGTTGTGGGGGGGTTTGTTGATGGTTGTCATAGCCCAAACTCCTTCGCAAGATCCTCGGTTGTGTCTCCGTCCCGCCGCTCTTTGATCCAGCCATGTTCCACGAACGTCAGGTTGTCGCGGCGCAACGTCATCGACAACTTGCGACCAGCAGCCAACCCATCGCGGCACTTGCACACATGCAGGATTCGGTCGGCCTCCACGGTCGCCCCGCCATACAGCACATGCGATTCCGGCTTGTCCGGCCTCTCCAGCCAGATCACGTTGTTCACGAACCGAGACATCGCCGCACCGCCCGCCATCACATCCATCGAGATTTCAAACTTCCGGCCCTTCTTCGGGTGGGTCACGATCCAGACGGATGCGTGGTACCTATCGACGATTCGACGCAGGTGTGTCATCGTGTGCTGGTCGTCGATCCAAGGTTTCTGCGAAGGCAGGAGTGCTGTGATTGGGTCGATGCCGATGATCCTCGCTCCGGCCTTGCATTCACGTTCTGCCCACTGAATGATCTCATCGGACGGCACCGCATGCCCATCGGGGCAGATCATCGAACCGCCAAGAGTTTCAAGCTCAGAACGCCACCTATCCCGAAGAATCTCCAGACGGTCTGGATTCTCCTGAACGTACATGATGTCGGTAACTCTCGGGTCGCCGCACAGCTGCGCCAATGCACGCGACATATGCCAACCCTTCGTTTCCTCCAGCTCGTACAAGCTCGCCTTCTCTCCTGACGCAAGAGCGAACATGAACAGTTGCAGCGTGAAGAATGACTTCGCAGAGCCGGGGTCGCCGCAGATCACGTTGAGCGTTCCGGGAAGGTTCAGCCGCACATCGGCATTGATCATCGGCCACGGTGTCGGCAGCACCCGCATCTTGCCAGATGCGATTGCGTCGTGCCGCTCTTTGAGGATCTGATAACCGCTCTTGGTTGGTTCGGCCTTGGCGGATGCGTCCGCAACGTTGTCACGGAACCAGTCTGGTACATCGTCGTGCGTCATTGGACCCCCGTGTAGCTGTCCCACTTCACCCGCAGTTCCTCGCCGGGGTTGTAGATCCATACGCCTTCATTGCGTCGATCCCATGCCCCAAATGCAAGCACCTCCGCCGCCCGCTTCACCACTCGGCTATCGGCACCTTCATCGAGCATTCTGGTTGCCCACTTCAATGCCGGTATACCCCAACTTCGAAACGTTTGGTGGGCCCCACGCTGAAAAGCCATGAGTAGGCCGTGGTTATCCGTCCAGCACGGGGCGGAGTAGTACAACACCGCGTCTTCTAGGTTGCGCCACAGGCCAATCTGCGGTCCCGTGAATGGCCGCTCCCTATGAACCTGAAGTGCAGGCGCATCAAACGACCCTCCTCCAAGCATTACCTCATACACGGCCTTGCAGTCGCAATGCGTGAATGCTCCGCCCATCACACCCATCGACATTGCCCACTTCCGAACGGTCGGGCACAAAACCATTGCGGATGTCATCGCTACTTCGTGGTCTGGCGGTTGGTTGAAGCTCATTCAAACTCCTTTGCCGGTGCGGCGGTTGGCTGATCCATGTACATTCGACGGCGCAAGAACACCTCGCTCCCGTTGACAAACTCGCCACCCTGCTTTGTCCACTGGTACGACTTGCACCACTTGGCAAGCCCGTCCATGATTACCAGAATGGCCTTGTCACGCTTCTCGTGCTTCTCGACATCTCGTTCCCAGATGCTCCAGCACTCCTGTTTCTTGTAACGCCGCACCGCCGGGTAAGCCCACCAGAACGCCTCAAACTCTGGCGTGTAGTCAGGGACAAGCTTTGGCTTCTTGTCTGGCTTTGGCTTCTTGTCTGGCTTTGGTTTCTTGACAGGCTTGGGCGGATCGACGGCTTGCTGAGTCGTCGTTTGCGTTTCTCCGCCTTGCGGAGAAACAAAAAGGTTTGGAATACGTTCCGACCCGTTCCGACCCGAACCGTCCCGTACCGTACCGTCCGCATTTTCAACGTGGCTTTTTTGTGGCACCGCCACATTTTCGCCACAGTTTGATTGTGGCGGATTTGTGGCAACCTTGTAGAACTCTTTGCAGGCGTCTCGCTCTCCGCTCGTCAAGTGCCTGTCACGCGGTGCTTTACCGTCCGCAAACCGCAAGCGGCGACGCCAAAGGTAGGTGTGTACGCCATCGTCCGAATGTTCGGACCAGTCGTGTACGATCAGTCGGTGCGTCGGATCTACGTCCAACAAACCCACTCGTACCATCGCACAAACGAGTTTGGACGGGTCGCCGCGCCAACCAACGACCTGCGCAATGATCCGATCAGGGGCAGAACCGATGTTCCCTTGCGGCATCGTTTCGCCAACCCAATCCCACATGCAGCAGGCCAATCCGACCGCGGCATAGGTTTCGATGTCCAGTTCGCACGCAAGCATGAGCAGCTTCGAGTGCCGGGAAGTTCCACGCTTCATGCGTCAGACTCCAAAAAACAACGTCCCCGCGCCGTGGCTTGCCCGGTGTTTCGCATGTCTGCGAGTCGGAACGGCGGGGGGACGATGATTTGTGGGCGTGAAAAAACAGACATACCTACACCTAGCAAGCACAGGAGTATAGACCCACCACAATCACCAGTCGAACTTGTGGCCGCAGAACCTGCAAACCTTCGCGTCGGCCCGCACGTGCTCGGCACACTGGCCGCAAACCTTGGTAGGCTCGGACGCGGCGGCCTTTGGCGCACGCACCACGCCCGACACCGCGAACAGGAGCACCGCGAACGGGCCGAGTATGGCGCCCGCGATGAAGCCGATAGCCGCATTCCAGCCGCGTGCCGTTGCCGCAGCGAATCCAACGCAACCCCAAAGACCAAGCCAGATGATGATTTCCATGATGCTCCTCAATAACACTTAGGTAACAGGTCGTTCCAAATCTTCTCACGCGAGTCCATCGGCATCGACCACCCGATGAACCGCCCGCAGACTTCGCTGGCGTGCCGCGCCTCGTTCCATCCGCGTTCGCTGGCAGGATGCTTCGGGCACGGCCTGCCTTCCAGGTACGCCCGCCAGCCAAGCGTGTAGCACCGTGCCGCGAACGATGCGAGCCGGGCTGCGTCCAAGTCGGTCTGTTCGTCAGTGTCGCTCATAATGCCGGTAGTGGCCGTTTCCAGCCACGCCAGCAGGCCGCGTTTGTGGGAGCCGTCCCAGAGGTCCGACTATGAAACGGATGTCGCTTCCCGCCGTTATTGCCCACGGCAGGCGTAGGGCTGTCAGATTCACTTATCGCGTTGCGCGTCGTCGTGCTTGGCAGTTACCCGTTCGTCCGTGCGGAAGATCGAAACTGATTTGTTGGCCGCAAACCCGATTCTCGCGGTGTTGATCTTGGTCGTACACAACAACTGCAACTTGATCGTTTCGTCACCGACCTTGATGCAAACGCAGTTAGACAGATCCATCGTCAGTACCAGCATGTGAACTCCTTTGAAACCGGCCCGGCCCATTACGTACCGGACCAGTGGACCCATGCCACAAGCATGGGGTGGAAATGGTGTGGGCGGGAATCGAACCCGCAAGGTTCTGTCGCCAACGGGCACATGTAGCTCGACCAGCCCGGTACCTCGGACCGCGTGTCACCGTCCACGCCGCCACACCGCAAACGAACTATTCGACAATACCGAATAGTTGAACCATCCGGGATTTCCGGATAGTTGAAACCCAACAGTCCGCGTTTCCGCTCGCTGAGGGTGGTGTGTTGGTGGCGTGCAGAACGCCTGCGGGTCTGATACCGGCATCGGGTGCCTTATGTCCCACCGTCCCGATTCGAGCCCACGCCCGCCGGATTTGGATGCGATTCACCACGCCCACACCGAAACCCAACCGCGAACCTTGCGACTCGCGGCGGGTGAAAGAGCCGGGGCACACGCCCCGCAGTGCGTCAGTCGTACAGCCGCTCCGGGTTCGTGCGGATGCGTTCCCGCAGCCACGCCCGGAAGGCCTCACGTTTGCACGCCGCGTAGTCTGAAGCCGCGTAGATCCGCCGCAACACGGCTTGCTCATGCGTCGTCATCCCGTACGCCTCGTCGATGTTGATCTGCTGCAACGCACGCAGGTAGGCATCAAAGCACGATGCGTAGGTTGGGGGGGCGAGCAGAACGAACGCGAGCAGGTAGGCGAGCATGGGAGTCCTTTCGGGAACCACGGAACCGGGGTCGGGAACCAAACCTTGCCCACGCACTTTCGCACGCGGGCAGGTCCACCGCACACAGAGATTCATCCGTTCAACGCCGCCGCCGCGGTCGCCGCCGTATCTTCCTTCGTGCCGTCGTCGTACTCCTCCACCATGCCGATTCCCATCAGAGCATCAGCAAACTGGTCACGCAACGCAAACGCCCTCGCCCGGTTCTGCAACATCCTGTCCGGGTACTTCGCCCACACATCGCCAGCCAGGCCAGCACGCTTCGCATCGTCCGCACCGAACCGCTGCACAGCGTCAGGGCATCCCTTGCGATGCACGGTCACGGTACACGCACGCTCCGCACCGCTGCCGGTCCAGACGCATTCGATGCCAGCCCAGTCCCGATGTCGCTGGCACAACGCCACGGCCAGATCGCCCCAAATGCACAGCCGCCCACGGATGTAGGCGATGTTGGAAAGCGACTCACGCGGTCCGATGCCAAGCGACTTGCCCGCCTCGATGATGCACAGCACGCGGGCCATGACCTTCTGAGCGTTCTCGCAATCCTTGATCGACGGCGCAGGCACTGCCCCGCCCTCGATGTAGATCTTCGCAAGCCGCATCGCACCTTCAAGAGTCGTCACCTCGAACCCACGTTCGCCCATTGCCACGGGAGGCAACGCCACTTTCTTTGCCATGATTGCATCCATCTCGCCGGATGCCTTTGGAGCGGGTGCGGCCTCTGCGAGTGCCGCGTCGATGTCTTGTGCTGTTGGTAGTTGGCTCATGTCGTTTCTCCTCAGAACGGATGTTCGGAATCGGTGCCGCTGTCCGCCCATTCAATCGGCAGCGATGACTGGAAAGCCCATTCGGGCACGGTGATTTCCTGCGGTTCGGTCGCGTGGTGGTTGGCCGTCGATGTCGATGCGGTCTTGACCCACTCGTAGTACGCCTTAATCGTCCGCTCGTTCAACTGGCGGGCCGCTTCGATCTGGTCAGCCGGTATAGTGTAGAGTCCAACGCTGTACGGTGCCGAAGATTCCACGGCCACAAACAGGAACGGCACACGCACGCCGTACACGGCTTGCACCATGTCGATGTACCACGCGGCCTGCTGTGCGTAGCCGTACCGTGCGATGGATCGTGCGAACCCGGCAGGCGTTGCGTCCTGCGTCGTCTTCCAGTCGATGATGATTGCGGGCTTGTCGTCACGCATGACCAAGCGGTCAATCATCGCCTTTCGTCCGTTGGCGTGCAGCACCAGTTCGGCCATGCCGGGGCGGATCAACACGCGGCGAACGTACTCCACGGTCTGAAGACTGGCGACCATCGCACGGCACTTGTCAAGTTCCTTGATCGTGCTGGCATCGTCGATAATGATTGCGTCAGGCGGAAGAGTTCCTGTCCACGTTTCCCACGCGTCCTTACCTGCCTTGGTGCGGCGGTCGATGCCTTCTGGCCGAATGGCGTACTTGGAGTCCCACCCGTCGCCAGCCCGCATCGCCTCATGCAGCATCGAGCCCAAAGACGTTTCCTTCGACTCGAACCGAACCAGCCCGCACAACGCCGCGTGCATCTTGGGTATGCTGGTGCGTCCGTGCTTCACCGCTGAGAAGTTCACGGCCTGAATCTCGTCATAGTCCGCCCGATGTTCCTCAGTCATTGTCATTGCTCCTCAATGGGCACTCCCAGTACATCTCACAGTCCGCACAATCCCAAGCGTCATACCCAACCATCACCCCGCACTCCGGGTCCGCGTCGAAACGCTCGGTCGCCAGCCGCTTCCCGCAGCACGGGCACGCGGTAGGCACTTCCATGACTGAGTCTACAAGTGTGGTGGTCATGATGTAGTGTACGCTCCATTCCATACGGGTCAAACACGCCGGGCGATTTCCACCGCCCGGCTAGTCGCGTCCGTGCGTTTGGTCAGTCTCCGCGTGCTGCACGGTCCTCGATGAACTTGCCAATGTCAGTACCGTTCAACGCCACGGCCTGAGCCGCCGCCGGGTAGTGGTTGGCCCGCAGCCAGTCGCACACATCGACGATTCCCTGCACGCGTCCATTGGTGCGGGCCTGTGCGGTCACGCGGTCCCGCAGCGTCCACGATGCACGCCGCTCCTGCTCGTCGGCAACCTCTCCGAGCGGATCAGGAACGTCTGCCCGACAGCCTCCGTCGAATGCGTCCTCAAACGCACCGTTGATTGCGGCCAAGAGCCGTGCGTCCCCGTCAGGATTCGTCCCCGTCAACACCTCATCCGCGTCGTGCTTGATTCCGTCCAGCATTGCAATCTCCTGCCGCGCCCGGTCGCGGCGGAAAGTCCGGGTAAACCAGCCCGCAGCGTGTGAGCCGCGAGCCGGTGAGAGAGTCATAGGATCGTGCGTTCGTCGTTGATGCGTCCCAACCAATACGCCGCCTGCCGCGAGCGGTCGCCAAGTTCGTAGAACATGTCCATCGTGTCGCCATGCTCTCGGTCGATGTTGGCGATGTGTTGATGGATGTCTGCCGTCAGTTGTGCAACTTGCTTGCGGATCGCCTCGGCCTTGTCCGCAAATCCGTTTACCGCCGCTTCGTTTTCTGGTGCAATCTTCATGGTGTCTCCTTGGTGATTCTCTTGTAGTCCTTCATGATTGCCGCGTGGTGTTCATATGGCCTGTCGCCGCGTCCAAAGTGCTGTGCCATATTCGCCGTGTCTTCCAGCAGGTCGGCAATCCAATCGACCGCAAACGCATGCGACTTGACAGCTGCCACGGTTGGATCTTTCAGAATCGCACCAAACACTTCGACTTTGCGGCGGTCGTCGTCTTCGCAATCGTCGTACGCGGACGCACCGTTGAGCAGGTCTTCTTCAGCCGCGAGCATTGCGTCGGTCATTTCCTGAATGAGTGCTTGTGAAATCTTCATCGTTCATCCTCCGCACGCCGGGCCGTGCTGGTTTGTTCCGGTCATCCAACGTCGTGCCGCACGCCGTCAACCAACATCGTCTTCGGGCGGTGCGTGCTGACAGCATCGGCATCGTGCCGCGTGTAGTACCCGCATCGGCACAAGTCTGCCACAATGCGATTCCGCTTTGCTGTCGGGCGGCCGTTTGTCCAGAAGTCGTCGCCTTCAATCACAGCGTCAAGTTCTTCGGCAGCGTCATGATGTGCGGCCAACGCCTCGACTGTACCAGCCGTCTTGCTCTCACGTAGAGCAGCGATTGTCGGTTCCCATTCCGCAGCATCATCGGCACATACCGCGGAGCAATGGTCCTCCAACTCGTACAGCCTATCCGACAATACTCTGATGGTGTCTGTGTGCAGGTTCATCGTTGCTGTCCTCGTTTGCATCTGGCCCATTCCAGATGTCGTTAGTGTACATTCCATTCGACAACAATGCAACGCCACTTGACACACTTTCCCAAACTATTTTGCAAGTGTTTGCGGAATCGGCACTTAGTTGGTTAGGAAATACCGAACGGATTTCCGCATTTGTCCGGGCTTGTCCGGGTTTGAACTATCAAGGATTCCTTGACGGTTGCCCGGTTGTGTCGCCCGTTTCAGTAGTCAATCAATCCTTGACGACTGCCGGTTCCCGACCCCGGTTCCCCGGTTCCCGAAGGTGGCCTTGAAAGATTGAAAGATTCGCCGCCACTTGTGCGGGCGCCCGCGTAGATGGTGGGTGTGGCGCCACGCTGGCTACCACTTGGCTTGCGGGCACGCCTCGCCTTGGCATGTCACCTTGCCCGCCGGGGCCGCTGGTTTGGTCCCGTCGCCGCTCCACAGCACTAAGCACCCGCAGGTCCGGTCGGTCTTGGCTAACGGGTCGCCGCAGAACCCCGCCGCGAGAACCGTACCACGTACCCGCATCGGCACAAGGGACGGGCACGAACGGCATACCGCAGCCCGCCGGCCAGCCTCGGCATCGGTCGCCGGCCTGCACGTAAGCCACCTGCCGGCCCCCGTCACGCCCGCCCAGGCTCGCCCGATGATGCTCATGCGAACGGCTCCAGCGTTGTGCGGTCGCCGCAGTTGCTACAGCCGCCCTCTGGCCGCGTGAACTGGTCAGTGCCGCCCGACTCACAGGTGAGGTATCGCACTGTCCACCGCGTGAACCATTGGGTGTTGCGTTCTACGCGGCTTGTGGCATTCGCGAATCGGTACGTGTTGGCGTACGCCGCTTGCCCGCCAGCCACGCCGCCCGCGAAGTCGTACCTCAGCGTTTCCACGACGCCGCCACCGGCGAACGTGCTGGATTGGTTGCAGGTGCCGTCCAGTTGCACGAAGTCTGGCGACGATGGGATTGGCTGGCCGCTGGGGTACGTCGGGCCGCCCCGCCACGTTAGCGAGTTGCCCGGGTGCCAGGCCACGGACTTGTTCGACCGTCCAATGCCACGCCCCGCGGGAACCGGCACGATCAACGCATCGGGCCCGGCGTAGTTGAGCGACTCCTGCTCTGACTCCACGTTGGTTCCGGCCCGCTGGTACACGAACGCGGACGTAGCCCCAGAGAGCACCCACACCAGAGCGTTCTGGTCGACCGGGCTATGCAGCACGCACCACTGAGCGGTACCCGTCGACTCGCCGCTGGACGCCACGCGGACCACAGGCCCGAAGTCCAGAGCGTCCCACAGCAGGCCCCACTCCAGCCGCACGATTGCGATACGGGCCGGTGCGGACATGTCGAATACGCTGGGGCCAACCACCCCGCCGCGGCACGTGTCCGCCCGGAACGCCTGCAGCCGCAACGCCGGGTCGCAAGGGCAGTCCTCGCCGGGTCCACAGCAGCACGGAGCCCCGCCCGCGTCCGTCACCAGCCGCCGCGAGAGCGTCCGTAGTTTGCCCGCGATGGCGAGTAGTTTGGGCACGGTATCAGGTCAGGCCGTCTGCGCCGGTTCCGATTGGGTTGCGGGTCGTGATGGTCAGAAGCCGCGACGGGATGATGGTGCATCCGGGTGCGTCGTCGAGCAGGGTGATGGTCAGGGGCCGCTGCAACTTGCTGAAGTCCAGTGTACCAGAGAACGCCCCAACGTGGGCGATGGTTCCACAGTTGACGATGGTAACGCTACCGCCAGCTACCACCAGATCCGACACGGTTTCTCCAAATGCGTCGATGGTCACCTGACCGCCGTAGACGTTCAGGCCCTCCGTCACGCTGGTTGAGGTAATGCTTCCGCCCTGAATGCCCTTCTTGAACAAGTGCTGACCGCCCGTGACGGTCACGCTGAACAACTTGGTAGAGCCAGACGCACCGTCGATTGTCGTTGTGCCACCAGCAAGCGTCCAGCGATAGCCGGTAACGCCACCAATGGTCGGGGCAATGTAGAGTCGACCGCTCTCGCATTCGACGCGGCGGACAATGCCCGTGCCGTTCAGATAGCCAGATCCGCTGCCGGCAATCTGGTAGTAGTGGCACTCATTGGTAATGCCAGCGTCCGCACCCTGCGGGCTGTAGTAGAACGCACCACCGCTGGCGAAGTATCGCACACGCGGGAGCTGAGTCACCTGCGAGAATGCCGCGTTTGCGGTTTCAATCGAGAAGGAACCAGCCGACCCGCCAATGACGCCGCTGAACCCCGGCAGAACGTCGAAGTTGTAGAGTGCCGCGTACGAGCCGGAAGAAGGCGCAAGACCGCCAGTGATGGTCTGCGTGCCTGTCTGAACGAACAGGGTTGGCGTTCCAGAGTCGTAGCCCGTAGCGTCCGACCAGTTTGCGGCAGCGAGTGACGTTGCTCCAGCCGAGAGAAATGCGTTTGCCATGAGTCTGTTCCTTACTGAATGGTGATCGAGACATACCCATCGGTCGACTGCATGTGCCGAACTGATTCGACAATCGCACTGAGTATATCAATGGTGGTGGGGATGTTGATAGCCAGCGAGCCGATCAACTGGGTTTGCGGTTCGATGGCCGTGATGGTGCGGGTCGACAGATTCAGGTACAGGGTCATGGGGTGTCCTTAGAAAGTGAACCAGTTTGCTCCATCGCTGTAGACTTTGGATAAGCCGTAGTTCGTGCTGATCGTTCCGCTCGCCGCACCGTCGATGGTCTGGGAAGATGTGGTGGCGATAGTGATGTTGTTGGTCGCAGCCCCGCCCGATTCGTCTTTGACAATGTAGACCTTGCCAGCAGATCCGACCGCCGTCGGGAGCGTGATGGTGCGGGCCGCTGCCGTACTTGTCACGCCGATCAGGTAGTCGGTCGTCGCGGCGGAAACGCTGGTAGCCGTCGCCGTCCGCTTCATCCGATAGCCCGAGTTGACGAACACGTTGGTAGCCGGGGCAAGTTCAAGGTTCCCGTCGCCCGTCACGATCCGTCCGTCTGTCAGGTCGTGCTCAATGCGAACGTAGTCCGCCGCCGATGCCGACCCGCCCGCGTAGATGTACAGGTTCGGGTTCGTGTGCGATGTGGTAGGGCTTCGGTTCGCCTGCGCCTGATTGCCAGCTTGGATGATCGCCACCGCACCCGAGTAGGACGCGTTGTTCGATGTGACGGCAAGCTGAAGCGTGTCCAGACCAGTCAGCGTGTGCTGAAGGAACGATGCCTGAGCGTTGCCAAATGCGAACTTGATGTCGCTCGCAAGCACGCACGCATTTGAGAAGAGGATCGACCCAGCCGTCAGCGAACCATCCGACGCACGCACCGCGTAGATTTGCGGGCCAAACCCCCAGATGGTCGTATTGACCCGGAGCCCGAACGCTGACGAACTTGTGCCGTCAGGCATCAGGTCGATGGCCCCATTGGTAGAGTTGCGAATGAACTCGTCATTCTCCAGCGTGATCGTCCCGCCCGAAACGTCGATTCCAGCCGTGAACGTTTGCAGGCTGGTGAACGTGTGGGCATCGGAAGTGAAGTTGGTGATTACGCCATTCTGCCGGTAGGGGAATGTGATTTCACCCAATGGAATGGACATGGTGTCAGACATTCATCACCCCCGATACGGTCAGCATGTATTCGACCGTTCCGCTGGTGGCCGTCACTTGGTAGCGAATGTAGATCATCCCCTCAACGTTGACCTTTGCCTGAACTCCCGTCGCCGTGTAGGTGATCGAAGTGCCGGGGAATGCGTACCACGTGCATCCATCCTGCGAGCATTGCAGCGTGATCGTGCCAGCCGCCGCGGCGTCAACCGGTGCGTCAATCTGGGCGACGACACTCGAGTATCCCTGCACCTTGTACGTGATGCCGCTGACGATAGACGACAGCATAACGGTTGGGTTGAACGCCTGCCCGTTGTCGCCCTGCGGCAAGAGGATGTCAACCTTGATAGCCATCAGTCAGTACTCCCAGATCCGGGGATGGGGCCGGCGGGCGAATCGGTTCCGGTGCCTGCGTCAGTCGATCCGCTGCCCGGAGCAATCGGCCCGAGCGGACCAAACACGCCGCCCGTTCGGAGTTGTTCGAGCAGGCCAGAGTTTCCGGTGTTGTCGGGGCACGCGCCAAAGTCTGGATACTCGGTGAAGTGCCACGATACCACTGCCCCCACCGATACGCCGATGACTCCAGTTCCGTCAGGGATTGCCACCGTGTCAATCACATCGGGCCAACGTGTCACAGGAACCTGACTATTCAACGTGAACACGCCAGCCGCATTAGGATCAGCCGTAGCAATCGAGTACGTGATGCCGCTCGCTGGTCCGGGTGATTGCCCGGAATGGCTCAGAATGACTCCAGCGATGATCCTTGGGTCAGCCATTAGATGATCCTCGTAGCACCCGGCAGCGTACGCCACCCTTCTTCATCCACGAAGTACTGGAACTGCGTCAGGCATTGCGGAACATTGGTCGATGGGTCGCCTGTCTGAAACCCCAAAAACACCTGATATGGTCTCCGCAGAAGCACGCCAGAAACAGGATTGCAGTATCCGGCATTGTCGCCTTCTGGGAACGGTGGGAAGTACGTTGTGCCTTCGTCGCAGATCCACTCATAGGAGATGTCATACGTGCCATCATCGTCTACTTGCTGCACGTTTGCACCAGTGAACAGATACAGCTTTCCGTCAGGCATGTTGTGCAGATAGTTGATCTGGGCCGCGATGACATCCAGATCGCGTACGTTGCTGATCTTCACGCGAACACGCAGCGGCCTGACGATTCGATACTCCACCTTCTCGAACTTGCCAAGCTCATATACCAGCGTGCTTCCACCAGTCACAGCCGCAGACAGGACACGACGCTTACGCCAGATTGGAATCTCCACGGTGGTTTCGCGTGTCGCCCACCCCCACCAGAACCAAGCCGGATTGTCTTTGTTTGGCGAACGCGACTGACCATACCGACGATCAGATGAGTACAGGCAATCGACGTACGTTACACCATCGTTTGATACTGACACCCGGTAGGCATCCATGAGCATCGACGGAAAGTCTGGATGCGACGTAGATACGGCGGGGATTCCGTCCGCCAGAATCGCGGCCTGCTTGGAAAGCGTATCGACAACAAACCGACGATTGGCAGACGACTTCCCCTGAAAGTCTGATTCGAGCGTGTTGGAATCGAGTGCAAGCTCAATAGCCGTCAGTGCCATTAGTTGCCCCCCTCAAACGTCATTCGGCTACGGGATGCGTTCGCACGAATACCGATCGACTCAACGGCCTGAGCCATTCCGGCATCGCCTACAACCCGGTTGGTTCCAAACACAGCATTGGACGCATCGCGGATTGCATAGAGAGCGTTCACCCACTCATCACGCACCTTGCGGGCGGCAGCGGCTTCACGTTCTGCAAGTTCATTCGCCATGTCGATCATCTTGCGGTTGTGATCCTCTTGCGTCTTGCGTTCGCGTTCAAGATCTCGTTCACGTTCCTTCTGTGCCCGTTCCGATTCCTTGCGTTCTGCCTCAATCGCACGCTCGGTTTCCTTGCGTTCGATTTCGGCCAGTGCTTTGGCCTGCTTGATTGCCTGTTCTTCGGCCTCAGCCGCAGCCTTCGCTGCATCCTCACGTTCCTTGCGGCGACGCTCAGCCTGTTCCGTATCTCGCAAGCTCTTTGCCAGCTTGTTCAGCCGCGTGATTTCGTCCTTCAACTGCTGCGGGCTTGACCCAGTGAAGAACCCTACCGCACGGTCGAGCCCGTTCGTTTCTTGTGCCGTCAGTTCTCCTGACAGCTTGTTGACCTGGTCCGAAATCGACTTGATCGAGTCGGCCTTCTTAGACAGGTCCAGACTCTCCGCGAACTTGTCGGCCTTCTCAGTTCCGGTTTCGAGTGCGGCGATGACTGATTCACGAATGGCCCGTCCAAGTGCAAAGAATCCGGTTGCCGTTCCGACAACCATCGTCAGCTTGCCGATGAGCGACTGAACTTGGCCGACCGTATCACCGAGCGTCTTGTTGAGTGCCTTGATTCCTGACGTAGTGTTTGACGATTGCCCCACGGCTTTCGTGCCAGCATCGCCAAGCTTCTCCAAAGACTCTGCTGCGGTCGTTGCGCCTTCGCTGATCTTCGTTACTTCTGCCGATGCTTGTGATGCGGCCTGCGATGTTGCGGCTGCTGCTTCTGCTTCTGCTGACGCGACTTCTACTTTGGCCTTCGCTTCGGCAATGGTGCGTTCGAGCGGCGTAGCGTCGCCCGTCACCAGCATTTCTACCGAGCCATCTTTGCCGCGAGTCGCCATTGTGCCCCCTTACGCCACGGTCAACGCACCAGCCAGCCGCAGAGTACCAGTCACCTTCACGGGCTGGTCCATCACCCATGCCAGATTGAGACGCGTCCAGAAGAACGGGCCGGTGTAGGTGCGTCCGCTTGCCACGGTCAGGACGCACGTGTTGTCGGCGGTGCCGTCCGCCCCGGTGATGTCCCATTGCGGCTTGGTGATGACACCAGACGCGGCGGTCAGTCCGGGGTATGTGTTGCCAGCCGTTTGCTCCAAGTCTCCTGATCCGGTGAACGAATACACGCAGACAGATTCATCACCAATCCGCACGGTCTGCGTGAGCTTCGGGGTCGTGATGTTGCCTTCGAGAGTCGGAACCGCTGTCGCCTCATATGCGAGTTTGAATGTCGCCGCCGATGCCGCCGTTGCCGAACTTGGGAGCGTCATGGCCGTTGCGTTGTCAGCGAGGCAGGTATACGAACCGTTCCAGCGGCCCGTCCCCTTGGGTCGGAACGCACGCCAGTTGCCCGCCGCACCCGTCGTAGAAGTAGCGTCGAACTCGCCAAACTCGATGCCGATGTTGAACGCCGTCATGTGCTTGACGTACCCGCTGGCGTACTCCACCAGCGATGTCAGACCCAACGGGCTCGCCGCACGCGGGTAGATGCCGGTGAAGTCGATGGTTGCCGACCGAAGCCCGGCGTTCATCGTCATGAAGTTGACCGCAGAACCTGTCGGGGTCGTAGCGTCGTACTCATTGCTCTCGATGTTCAACGTGGCAACGTCAGCACCGATGCGGATAGCGGTCCCGAGCAGGTAGTGCAGGTCGCCACTTCCCGCCGTGCAGGTCAGGTTACCAAGTTGGGATGTCAGCGGCCAGTCTGCCATGAGTCGTACTCCTTACGGGTTCGCGGCAAGTGCCGATACCCTGAATGTCATTTTCATCGTCGCCATTACCACGTTTTCACTCACGATCGTTGCATCATTGTCCTCAACGATGCACGTACTTGCCACAGCCGAATAGGTGTTCGTCGGCAACACCAGCCGATGCCGGTTGAACCCGTACGTCGGCACGCGGCCAGTTTGCAGAACCGCGTTCCCATGAAGCCGGTCGAGTGCTGGCAAGAGCGACGTTCCCAGATACGCCGTCGACGAAGATTCATTCAGCCGGTCGTAGAGGTTGAATGTCGCCGTGCACAAGAACTCGTCACCCGTCGTCGTGTTCTGCTGCTGCATCGCCACGCTGAACACCAGGTAAGGCCCGGTGATTGGCGCAGGTGAAGCGAAGATCGTGTAGGCCCCGCCTGTGATGTACTTCCAAGACCCGCCGTTGTACAGCCCGCCAGAGCCCGTGTCGGCCTGCATGCGGTCGTAGATGGCTTGGTAGATCGGTGCAAGGATCATGCGGCCCCCTTGCTCAGAACGTCCTTCACGCCAGCGGCGAAGGCTTCGGTGGCCTTCACGTACAAGGCCGCGTTCTGTTCAGCAGGTCGCATGTAAGGCCGTGCGGCAATCGTCACGCTCTTCTTCAGGATGAACATCATCTGTGACCCGATGAGCTTGGTGGCGTTCTTTGACTTGCGGGTCAGATGCTTCACAAGGAACAGCCGCCCGTTCTTGGTGCGGAGGATGTGCATGGGCGTCGCCGAGTTGCGAAGCCCGTTCTTGGTCCGCTTCTGCAACCGCTGGGCTTCTGCGTTGAGCGGAACCGGCAGGAACCCGCCGCTCTTGGCCCGGATCGTCCCGCCGAACTCCATCATCGCGGCGTACTTGGCTTTGGAAGTAGTGATGATGCTCTTTCCATTCTTGGCTGGCGTTGCACGGATGCCGTTCCGCAGCATGCCCGTCTGCGTTCCCGGTGGCTGGCCCGGTGTCGAGTGCGTGCCAACGGCGGTCTTTGTGAAACTGTCCTTGATGAACGCCTCATACACCAACGCCGCACGGTACACGCCCGTATTAACAGCCTTCTCAAGTTTCGCCTTGAGCTTGGCCGTGTCCACGGTCATTGTCACCTTGCCAACCTTCATCAGTTCGTGTCCATTGAAATGACCAACTTCTTTAGCACGCCCATCATGCACATGTCCTGCGGCTTGCCTTCGATGCGGTAAATCACATCGTTGATCGTGATTCGATCCGCTGGCGAGCAGTCCCACGCGGCACCAGCCGAATCCGTCGGTGCCATAAACAGATCGTACATCTGCGTCGTCGTGTCACGATTGTACAGCAGCCCGTCAGCCGCACTCGTCGGCTGCATCGCACAAGCGATTTCGAGCGGTTCCGCTGGCAACGATCCGTAGGGGATTCCGCTTGTCGACGACAGCCAAGTCTTGTTGTCCAGCAGTGCCGTCGTCGTGAGCAGATGCCAAGGGGTGGATGCCATCATGCACCCCCCGTCACGTATCCACGCAGCAGGCTCATGCGGATGTCGTCGACCCGCTTCTGATCCGCGAGCGTGTACGAATACTGGCCGATGGTTTCAGACTGCACCGACATATCTCGCCCGCGTCCGTTGAACAGGATGTCCGCCAGCAGGCAAGTAGCCTTCTGCAGTGCTCCGGGGATGGTCGCATAGCCAGCCACATAGACCACCGTGAAGTTGTTGAACCCTTCCTCGAACCGCGGCGAAGGCTTGAAGTCGCCACCCTGACCGATGTATGAGGCGTTGTACGAAGCAAACCGCCCGCGTGCAACGTCGATCCGCGACAGCAGGCCAGAATCAGCATCGACGCGGTACGAGCCAGAATCCAACACAGTGCTATCGCCGCCAGCGTACGTCTGCGTTACGGATGTGATCGAAGTAATGGGCCGCTCGCGGAGTTGGATAATCGCATCGTCAGGACCGGAGTAGTACTCCGTCCGCGTCGCCAACTCGAAGCCGTTGGTGCCGTCACGGCTGCAATAGTCGCGGATGTCGTTTGACACCCACCCCAAAATCGTGTCGATGAAGGTGTCGTAGGTGGAAACAGTGATTCCACGCCACGCCTTGTATGCAGAGGTTGTGACGAGGTTCGCCATGAAACCGACCGGCCCGCGTTTCCGTGAGCCGGTGGTGAGAGAAACAGGGGACAGGATCAGACAACCGCACGCGAGAGCAGGCCCGCGTTCGTTGCCCGGAGTGCTTCGGTCGAACCCGCAACGCCCTTGACAGGGTTGCCACCGATGACGACAGCCGATAGCACGCGGCTATCGGTGGTCGCAGCGGTGAAGCTGATCTTCTGGAATCCAAGGCGATGACCGCCAAGCTGTATTGTGATCATCGCCGTGCCAGCCGTAGACGCGGCAAGCGTTACGGTTGCATTGGTGATGGCCGTGTAGGAGCCGCCAGTGGTGGCCGATTCCTTGATGGCGACGGTCACGGCACCCGCCGTGCTGTTCGTCGTGATGAGGTAGGTAACCTCGGCCAACCCGCCCAACTGGGAGAGGTCGATTGCCGTGCCGAGTGATTCCGACGATGACGCCAACGCAGCTGGCGTGTAGGCTGTCACGATGTACGCATTCTGCATGTATTCCATGTGCTGTGTCCTTTCGGCTTGTGGCCGCTTGTGTGCTGATTACGAGGTCTTCAGGCCGACGACCGGGCCGTAGGTTTCGCCGCGGCCTGCGCCGTGGATTGCCACGTTGAAGCGGGCCGTGCCGCGGAAGGCGATGCTGTCAGAGTCGAAGTAGAACTGGTCGCTCGATGCGATGGTCAGTTCGTTGCGGTCGCCGATCATGGTGCCGCCCATGAAGTCGCCGAAGTAGAGGCACTTCTGCGTAGTGGCCGTCGCTGTCGGCATGACCTGAGCGAACAGGACCGGGAAGCCGAGGAACGTCGCATCACCCTTGATGCTTCCGCTGGTCAGCGGGGTGAACTGGCTGGTAGCTGTCGCGAGCCGCTGCATGACCTGTGCGTAGTACTGACGCGAGCACACGAACGCCAGGCGGGCCGGGTTGACGTACTCAACCTGACCGATCAGGCCGAGCAGATCAGCCGTGGTCTGTGCGGCCCACGTGGAGCCGGATGCCTGTGCGGTGTACGAGGTGAGAGCCGTCTTCAGGCCCATCTGGTTGGCGTACGCAGCGGTGCCGTCACCGTTGAAATACGCATCGTCGATGGCGTACGCCTTGGCCTCTGCAACCGAACGCATGAGGTCGTCAGCCACGCTGATTGCCGCGTCGTTGAGCAGTTCGTTCGTGACCTTGTACAGCACGCCGTACTTCTTCGCGGTGAGCGTGACATTGTTGTAGTTGTTGTCGCTGGCCGAGATGGTGCCGTTCTCAGCGATGGGCGACATGCTGGCGATGCCCGTCTTGCGGGGGTATGCCTTGCTGTCGCTGCTCATGGGAACCACGTTGGCGAGCTTCAGGCTCACGCCGTACTGCTCGGTGAGCCAGATCAACTGAGCCGCAAACTCCTGCGGGACGAGTGCACCACCGAGCTGCTGATTGAACGTCACGCCAGCCTTACGGCAGATGTCGATGTCGTTGGCTTTTTCCTTGTACCCGTTCACGCCAGCGATGGCCTGACGAATCCAAGCACCAGCACATTCGGCCTGATCGACATCGTCGAACACGGCAACGCCAGCCTTGATCTTTGCCTGATATGCCTTCCGCTTGGCGTTGTTGCCGATGCTGAAGATGTTCGGGCGGCGGTCAGAAACGGCATCATCGCCGTGCGGCGACGTTGAGCCCTTGGCGTCCGCGATGATTGACTTCCGTTGTGCTTCGGACAGTGCGGTGTCGGCATCGTCGCCGGCGAGAGTCAGGACCGACTTCGCGGACCAGACCGCATCGACGTTGATCGGGTTGCCGTCAGAGCCGTTGATTTCGACGCCTTCGGCGGCGAGCTTGGCAACGTGCGCCTTGACGGTTTCGAGAGTGGGATTGGCCTCGGTGTAGCCGTTGGCCTTCAACAGAGTGAGAAGAGACTTGCGATTCATACAGAGATTCCTTCCCTTGTGGGGATTGGTGGTATCTCTGCTCGGGCTTCAATAGGCGATTCGTAGGCCACGCGGCGAACGGTCGCGAACTGTGCTGCTCGCAGGGTCTATTCGGTTGAAACCTTCCGCCATCGGGTGCGACAAACGGAAGGTGCGGAGTAGATTGCCCGTTATTCTAGCCGTCAAGTCAGGATGAGAATCTTCTTCGGGCGGATGCCGAACCGCTTCACCACATCGGCGGAAACGTGCGCGTCGATCAAAGCCTTCCGCGACTTCTCCGCCACCATGTCAGCCGCGGCGAGGTTGGTCGACACCTGCCGACAGGTCACGTTCATGGGTAGAGCCGTGTACGAAACCTCGAGTGCTTTCCACCGGCGAACGATCGACTCAATGCCGGGGTACAGCCGTTTCTCTTCTGGCGATGGGTCGCCCCAATCCAACGCCTCGAACCCGATGCTCATCGCCAGCGTCCCGGCCATCGCCAACGCCACGCAAGCCTTGGTGTACTCAGTCTCGAACCCACGGAAGAACTGCCCGGTACAGAGCCACCCGCCGGGGTCCAACGCCATCCGTGTGCACTTCGCTACCACGTGCTCCATGTCGTAGCAGTGGTCGACAAACAGGTTCCCGTTCATCGTCAGGTACGAACGAACGTCGCCGCCGTCAGGCACCACAACCTCACGCTCCAGATCAACCGCCGACGTATTGGCGTACGCAACGATTTCGAGCGGTTGCCCATTGGCCGGGTTGGCCTTGCGAACCATGCTCTTGCGGTGGGCGCCCCACGGCGCCGCCATCAGCCCGATCGGGTTGGCCGGATCTGACATCGACCGGAAGTCTGCCGCGCGGCGGCGGATCTTGTGGATGATGGGGTTCTCATTGCTCATTGGGCATCTCCAAAACAGGGACGTAGCTGCATCGGCAGTTAGGGTGAAGTACGGGATGCTCTACCGCAACGCCGCCGTATTCAAACATCGCGTCAATCGGAATCGGCCCGGGGTACTTCGCCGCGAGCCCTTCGCATTCTGGGCATGGACCGCCAGCCAGAATCCAACGCTTGCCCTGCACGCCCGCCTCTTTCCACGATTGCAACGCACCCTGATTGAAGGCGTTCGTCGTTTCCGTGCGGGCGATGCGTTCAGCCTGATAGCCGCTCAACTCGGGAGCAGCCTTCGCAATCGCGTCCCGCATCTGGCCCGTGCTGGTGCCGTCAGCAAGTTCCTTCTCAATCGCGGCTTGCACGGTGCCGACGAGCGTTTCGGGTACGCTGGTAGCCAACTCCAGCCCTCGGTCGCGGATGTACTGCATCGCTGGTTCATTGGCCGTTGAGAACGTGTCCGCCGTTGCGCCGGGGATCTGGGCGATGCCAACCGCGGCACCGTTCTGGAGCGTCTTGCCGATGAAGTCGTCGGTGATGACGGCGAAGGCTTCCATCTGCTTGGCTGTCGGCGGATCCACGCCTGCGGAATCGTTGACCATCGACGGGATGACGGTCATGTACCAACTGTTCATCTTGTTGGCGAACTCATTGAAGATCTTTACCGTGCTCTTCGGCACGTTTGCATCTTCGTCCCATTCGCCCATCGCCTTTAGTTCGATGCCGTCCCGCCCGTCACCATTGCCGCGAACGTCCGTTGATCCACGATCGCCACCAGCCGCTGCGGTGTCATTGGCAGACTTGACACTCTGGCCGCTGCCCTTGTCGCAAGATACGCATTGGCACGTTCCAACTGGCTTTCCAGCCGACTTGGTTGCGGTTTCGGAATCGGCGTTCGGATCATTCGCGGACGGCTCCTCCAGTTTCGCCGCTTCGGTGGGCGACACCTTCGCTGGCACTCTGAACGGGTCGAACATCGGTGCCGGTGCCTCCGTCTGCCGGAACCGCAGCACGTTCATCTCATCCGGCAACGCCTCAAGGTCCATCGCCTTCCGGTACTCGTTGGGGTAGATGATGCCCTGCAACTCAGCCGCACGAAGTTCGGCGGCGAGCATCACCACATCGTCCCGCACGGGGTTGTCGTACGAGAACCAGTATTCGCCAGGCTCCAACCCGAACAACGGCAGAAGCCACTCGGTCAGTTCGCTTGCCATCGTCGCCAGCCGCGGGGCGATGCTCAACTCCATGAACATGCCGCGAGCAACCTGGGCGGACGCAAGGTTCGCAGAGTTCAGGCGATAGATCGGCTCGGGGATTCCCGCCGCGTCGTAGATGCGTTTCTGGGTGGCCTCCATGCCCTGAATGTACTGCATTTCATGGGGCTTGGTGGCGTACTGAATCAACTCGGTGTCGCGGAGCAGGAGGAACGACCCAGCCTTGCCAACCCCGCCGACTTGGTTCTGCAACGCCGACCGCATCTGCATCATCTGGGTGTTGTCATTTTGGGCACCGGCCTTGAACACCATCCCCGGCATGCCGCCGTTATTCCATCGTGCCACTTCCGACTGCAACGCCGCCGCTTCCATGTCGGCTTCAGCCGTCACGCTCTGGAGCCACGACAACGCACCCACCGGGTCAAACGGGTCGGGCATGTTGCGGATGTACACCACATCCTCGGGCGATGCGTGGAACATATCCGAGCGATTGCGGGCGTAGAGGAAGCCTGAAATTAGACCCGTACGCGACTTCACCGGCCACGTGTACGCACTGGGCAACAGGTACAGCGATGTGGGGATTCCGCCCACGCGGTCACCAGCCCAAATGTACGAACGCCCGCACGCCTCACGCTGCCACCAGAGCAACTTGCTCCACAACTGCCCGCAGTACACCGGGTCAGGGTTCTGAAGCACGGAAAGTACCGGGCTTTCAAGCACTTCCTCGATGCCGTCGCCAGCCTTCGCCGCGTAGTTTGCTCCTTTGCACGCGGTCGGCTTTACGTCGCCGTCGCCGCGCAGGTACCGCAGCATCTTGCGGTCACGGACGGCCCGCGATGCGTACCGCTTGGAGCCACGCCCGCCCTTGCGATAGAGCCGCAACGTCTGCGAACTGCACACATTCGCAATGATCCCGCACGCATGAGCAGGCGTACCCAACCGAGCCCGTGCCACCAGTTCAAAGTCGCGGCCCGTGTTGTTGTTGTACCGGCTGCTTGCGTCCTCGCCCGGAACCACAGACGCGGATACCCACCCGGCATTCAGCGGGCGGTCGTCGTACGGCTCAACGGCCTTCACGCCTCGCATGACGGGCTGGCCTTGCTCTTTGATTGTGGTTCGCTTGGCCATTATGCAAACATCCTGTGTTCGAGGTCGCTTCGGTTGATTGTATCACGTTTCATCGGGGATACTTCCGCAGGTGTCGCGGGCTCTTTGGCCGACCCACCAGACCACGCCCCGTAGCCCTTGTTCGGCGAGTCGAGCCACATCACCGCGTACCGCATGGCGTCCATGCCGTCGTCGCATTCTTTGACGGGCTCCTCTTTCTCGGCCTTACCGTCCATGCCCTTGGGATACGCATAGCAATCAAACTCAGCCAGCGTCGATGTCGGGCGTTTCTTCCCGTACAACACCGGATCCGTCTCAACCGTGCAATCGGCCAGCACGAATAGCCGGGGCCTTCCATCAGGCTGGACGTTCAACCGTGCGTGTACCGCGTCCCGCCCCGTCCGATGGTCCTTGTCTGCCGCAACGGTCTGGATGCCCGAAGCCGCCAGCGTTGCCCGATCCTCCGCGTCATGGTCCGAAATGAACGCTGAGATTCGCTCGCCCGCTGACAACGCCAGAATCTGCTTTGCATGGTCGGCAACGATCCTTTGGGAACGGTACAACTCACGGTAGAGATACATTCGCCCGTCCTCGTCAATCGCCCACCATTGGGCCACGAACGGATGGACGTATCCAAAGTCGATGGACACGATACGCCGCCATGAGTCTGGAACTACGTTTGTAGTCAGAACATGGGTATCACGCGAGAACTCGGGGTATACGAGCCCTTCAGCCGCTGCCCATTTCCCATCCAAAAGCCTCGCCCGGCGATGCCCCGAAAGGCTTGCCGACAGCGTTTCCATGTACGCTTTGCCCGCTGCTGTCCAGTTCAGCCCATCCCAGAACTTCGGGTTGTCCTTGTGGACAGACGGAATCTCAACCATCACCCCACGGTCAACACGCCGCCGCAACCAGTGCGTAGGGGCCGCCGGGTTGCATTCGGCTATCAACTGGTGGTATGGCCCCATGCCGTTGCGCAACCGCGTCAGCAGCATTTCCAAATCGTTCTCGGTCAGTTCCGTTGCTTCGGGGACGACGATGAAGTCGTATTCGGACGACATCAGCCGTTCGGGGTTGTCCATGCCACCCAGAACCAGCGTCGATCCGTTGGGGTAGTTGTACGAGGTGCGGTTCTTGCGTTGCTGGTTGGTAGTCTGTATTCCAACCGCGACGTAGTTCTCGAACGTCACCAGCGTTGTTTCCGTCATGCTCACGCGGGTCTTGCGCACCAGAAGCCCGCGAGTCTTGGGATACTTCAGCAGGAAAGCGTTCTGCTTCTCCAGTGTGCATCTCGATTTGCCAGTTCCGGCAGGCCCCGGTACGAGCAACTGCAACGCCCGGCACCGCCAAACTTCGGCAGCGTTACCCATCGGCGTGTATTCCGTCAGGTTAGCCATAGGCTTCACACCGCGTCAATGGGGGTGCCGACACCGTACAACTTGATCGCCTGATTCTGCTGGCCGTTGTCCACGCGGGCCAGTTCGTGTTCCTTGATCGCCAGATCCTGATCCTGCGAGTCCATCGCCCGCAGCACGGACGCGGCCTTGATTGCGTCCCCGTTGTCCACGGCATCATCAACGATCTTCACCAGCCGGGAAACGATGCGGGGCTTGGCCGCGTCGGGGATGTTCCACCCGCACCGGATCGACCGGCGTACAAGGTTCGCATCTTGGCACGCATGGCCCGGATCTGACAACAGGCCAGAATCTACCCCCTGACCCCCGGAAACTGTAGGAACTACGTTCGTAGTCGTCGGTTCGAGTTGAGAATCGCAGTTTGCCCGCATACTCCTACCGCTTTGTGTACCAGCGTCGTGGGGGAGTTCTTGGTGGGTCTGGGGCGTTGAGGCGTTGGGCCGCGTGTCCGCTTCCGCCGCCAGATCGTCGCTGCTCCAGTGTTCCGTATGGGCGTTGTTCGTATCGCCGTCGCTCATGGGATTCCCTCGATGCACGCGGTGTACTGGCCTGCCGATGCGGCCTCACAGACCGCCCGTTGGATGCTGGTGGCGTCCGGGTGTTGGATCTGGCACTCATGCATGCGTGCGAGATGGGCCGTCCAGCATGTTTCGGGCGTGTAGATGGGTAGCCCCCACCTGTAGGAGCGTGCTGGCGCGAGCAATGAGAGAAGTAACGCAATCACAGTCACTTGTGAGGCTCCCGTGTGAGTTGTTCCAATAACCCCTCGATACGTCCGAGTTTGCTGGATAGGGCGACGAGTGCCCCTTGGAGTTCGGCCTTGACGGCGTTGCTCTGGTCGAGGGCCTTGCCCGCGTCTACCGCTGCGGAACGTGCCTCCCGAGCGGCTTCGGTGATGTTCGTTTCCAGCCGAGTGAGGTTGACCCAGAACACGCCGGTTGCGCCGACGATTGCACCGACAACGCCTAGCCACTGGGCTGGGGTCATCTTGGCCGTGATGGGCTTTTCGGGCGTGAATGCCGCGTCGGTGTCGTTGCGTGTTGTCTGTAGCATGCTCATGGCTTGGCAGTCCCCTTGATCTTGTCCACCGTGCGACGGGTGGTGTTGTCCTGTTTGGCGTTGGCCTTGTCCTTGAAATCAGGCACGAACGGCTTGATAGCCTCGATTGTACCGACGAGCTGGGTCGACACCTTGCGTTCGGTGATGATGCACCATGCGGCATACGCGGCGGCTGCAATCAGGCCGCCGATTGCGAAATACGCCCGGTATTGCAAGATCCACATGCCGCAGGCACACGCCGCGAATACGGCCAGCCCTGTCACGATGCCTCGCCATTCCCTGAGCCACACGGCGGAAACGACGGCCAGCGTCAGACCGGCTAGGCTCACGCCGATCAGGATCGTGTTCAGTGTGCTGTTTGAGCGGTCCTCGAGCTGGGCGATGCGGGCGTTTGCTTTCGCAAGATCCGCCGCAATCCCCTTGGCGTTCTTGGCTTCCGCGGCGAGCGTGTCCCGCATCTGCCGCAGCGATTCCTCCACCGCGTGCAACCTGTCCACCCCCGCCGCAATCTGGCTGGTCTGGGGTGCGACTTCCGGAACCGCGGCCTGAATCTCCGCGTTGGCTTCGCCAATGCTGTTTGCGGCCTCCCTGACGACCGTAGCGGCCTGCCCGGTGGTTTCGGCTGCTTGGGGTAGGCTGGACGGTGCGGCGTGCCGTAGCGGGTTTGACCTGCATCCGCCAATGAAAGCGGCGGCAAGGCACAAGGCCAATGCCGCCGCGTACTGCGATGTGTTGCCCTTGTGCGTCATGCCCAAGTATACGTCCTTGGGGACTTATCCGGGTGGGTGGGTCAGGCAGGTGCGATTCGGGACGCAACCGCCGCACGATAGCGGGCCGTGAGTTCGTCTGGTCCGTCTTGATGAATCATCCTGATTGAATCCCACTCGATTTGCGTCGCGTCGCTGGCAACGTTCCAAAGCATCACCTTGGTGTAGCCAGATGGATGCCTATGAAACGTGCTCAACTTCCACGGATCACGCAACGCGGCAGCCGCACCGTCGAGCGTCAGTTTGTACGGACCATGCTCGTCGTCCAGACGTTCGATGCCGCGGTATTCCAGTTCCTCATCACCATTCGGATGCGTCCACAGCCGATAGACCTCCTCGCCAGCCCACGGCCTCCACGTCCACCCGTCATTCTCGGCCAGCCAATCGGCACACTCTTGGGCGGTCATTTCATTCTGGTTCGGTCGCATCACGCACCACCTTGGCGGCTCATGTCCATAACGTGGAAGCCGGGAACCTCGTGCGAGTCGGCCGGCGGCGCCGACACGGTTTCCACGCTCGCCGCCTTCAACTGCTGGCACACGTCGTGGTAGCCCTGCGAGTATTCCCACATGATGCCGGACAACTTAGCCGCGTCCGATTCGAGCTTGTCAATGCGTCGCCGAAGTGTGTAGTTTTCGTGTTGCAGACGATTGTCGGCCTCCTTGCATCCTCGTCCGTACTCGTACCCGAGATGCTTTGCGATTTCGATTGCCAAATAATCGCTGCTTGCATGATCTGGAATCTCATCGACGATTCTTTCGGCAATCTCTTTCCACGTTGATTCATCGTTCATTGGTCAGTCACATCCTTCTCTGGTGCCTCAATACCACGCTCAAACTTTCGGAATACCGCACGCGGATTGTCACGCCTAACCGACTCCATGTATTCTTCAAACGTCGTGTTCGGGTCGTCGTCGTACCACGCTGATCTGATTGCACGGACCAACGGCGGAATCTCATACTCAATGCGTACGTACTTCACTTGCTCATCTCCTTCCGTACGTTTCCGTCCGCCCACATCGCCACCTTCTCAAGTGCGTCCGCAATAGCCGCAAGCAGTTCCTTCTCGTTTTCGGCACGGCCAACGATCAACTTTGCCAACTTGTCGTAGTCCAAACGCTCGATTTCTTCATTGCTCAGCATGTAGCCTCCATTATTCTTCGTCGTCCCACTGCACACGCGGCAGGTCAGCGATGTACGACTCGATCCGCTCTTTCGACATTCCGGTTTCGGCCAGTTGTTCCCGCAGGAACGAGACGCCCCAGATCGAAGGCGGCGGTAGTTCGTACGCCTGAAACGGCGTAAACGGCATCATGTTTCCGATTGTCGGATCAATCACGTTCCGCTCCTTTCATTCGCACCCACACCACAGCCGCCGCGACGAGCAGCAGCAGTTCGATGATTGCGGCGTATTGCCATGCGGTCATCACGCCCGCCTTTCGTCGTCGTGCTGTTC